GTATAGGTAGTTCCTGTACGATTGATCTCAAATCGGCTTCGGACTTAATTTGTATAGAAATTATACGAAATTTGTTCCCGGATGCTTGGTTTGATTTGCTATTCAAAGCACGTACTCCACAGTATGAAATTGATGGCAATCGTTATGATTATCATAAATTCTCTGCTATGGGTAACGGTTACACGTTCGAATTGGAAACTATCTTATTTTACGCACTAGCGAAAGCTACGTGTTTACAAAATGGTAGTTACCGAAAAGGAAGTGTATCAGTTTACGGTGATGATATCATTGCGCCTAACAGCGCGTACAGTGACATCGTTAAGGTATTAAACCGCTGTGGGTTTTCCACTAATGACCAGAAAAGTTTTAATACTTCTGGCTTTCGTGAATCTTGCGGCGGCGATTACTTTTTTGGTGTTGATGTACGGCCTTTTAATTTAAAGGGTCAGTGGTCATATCGTACACAATTCTTGACTCATAATTTCTTTGTGAGAAAAGGCCTTAACAAAATGTTTCCGAAAACTTTTAAAGTGATTAGAAAACAAATTGGCAAGGATGTGTGCGACCTCATGCGAGGAAATCATATTGAAGGCGATGGTTATTTAGTTGACTTGAATTGCAAGACAGTACCGATTTATCAGGTACGTGCAGTTCCAAGAAAACGAAATATACCAGCGTATAAAAGCTACGGACTCTTGAAATCTTTTGCCCTTTACAGGCAAACGAAAGCAGGGATCAATAAGTCTTTATCACGCATGCCTTTAAAACGACAACTTCGTGTACCGCCTCATTTACAAAGAATGGCGGATGGCTTCTTATATGACGATTTTTACGAGGGGGTAACTCCTATTGAGAATTTGCCTGCTAATGAAAAAGAGCAGGATCGTCGTTTCGAGGTCGAGGTCACTAAAGATGAGCATTTTTATACAACACATTCTAATGGGAACCTTTCTTTGAAAGGCCCGTCAGAATTTGAGTTTATTCCGATGTCCGTACTTCGCGAGAAGTATGGGTGGGGGTAAACTAGCGTTTGTAAAAATGAACTTATAGTTAACCGATTGAACATGCCGGGAGTCTACCCGGCAGGAATCAGACAATTGTCTGTTTTCGGAATACAAGCTGCCTAGCT